GAAGTTAACTGTTACTGCTTGTGCATCATCAGGAGTAACACCTAAAGAAGCAGAAGTTAATGTTGCGTCAAAACTAATTGAACGACTAAGAGTGTCGCTTACAGTTCCACCGCTATATACACGGTCTGTGTAAAGCTTAAATGCTGCACCGACTTGTTGACGTTGAAGAACATCTTCAATCATGCGGTTAGAAAGAGAAGCATCTTCATTTGTCATGTAAGCAGTTGCACTACCTGAACCATCGCCAAATCCAGCGATGTACTTTCTAAATGGAACGTACTGACCAGGATCGCCGCCAATAGTAGTTACATCAATTTCAGCTCTTTCAATCTCAAAAGTCCACTCACTAACTTGACTTACATTTTCAAAAGCAGCATAGGCAACTTGAAACTCATTAGGAGCTGCGGCTGTTCCAACATCAGTTAGGTTTACAGCAGAACCACCGTTAGTAGCTGAAACAGTCATTGCTCCAGTGTTTGCTGTATAAGTTTTGACGTAATAAGTTGTTCCAGCAGTTAATCCAGCAGGTAAGGTTCCTGTTCCTGATCCACCTGTAGAAGAATCAATCACACTAAACTTAACTGGATCTCCAGCCTTAAGATTCAAATAAGTCTCAACAACCATTGTCTCAGTACCAATGGTTACATCACCAGTACCAAAAGTTCCTGTTGTTCCTGCGGGTTTGTAATAGAGAGCACCTGATGTGCCAGATAAACATGTAACGGCCATAAGGCTGCTGTAGAAATTTACCTATAGATTAGCTCAAAACTGTGGCAACGTAAGAAGTCTCTATTCTTCCCATGAACATTGGAGATGTTTCTGTTGACGAAAAGATTGGACCTTCAATTGATCCAGTCTTTAAATATGTACCTGTTGTACCTTTTGTTCCATTATTTAATGTTTCTAAAACATCAACAGCAGTTGTAATTAATGTTTGATTTCTTGCTGGCCCTTCTCCTTTTTTTGTAAAAACTCGAATAACAATTGAGCCTCTAGCGTTATCAACACTTGATCCTAATGTTGGGTCATTTGTTAAACCAAATGTAACATTTACCCTTACATATTCAGTCGTGCTATTTGCTGGTGCAGCAGTAATGTTATCGAAGAAAACAGGAATAGCAGGACTTAAGGCTCCAAAAGCAGTAAGTAATGGATTTTCGACTTCTGCTCGAATCTTTTGATAATTCATTTCACAACCTTATCCATTTCTAGTCTAATTGTCTTGTCTAACTTGCCAGAAGCATAAGTGCTAAACCAATCCAATTCAGCAGTACTACTCGCCCTGCCACTGCCTTTATTAATATCTCCCCTTTTCATCATGCCTCCTCTTCCTCCCATCCCCTCTACCCATTTACCGCTAGTAGCATTGATTGGAAGAGGATTATTTTCTGGTCTAAAAAAACGTCCTTCAATTTGATCCATTGCATACTTCTTATGCGGTGACTGATTGGAAATACTAAAAACGACCCGATCACCAAAAAATTTTAACCCTTTTAATGATTCCCTTCCCGTCGTTGTAGGGAATGGGATTTGACGAGGTGGACCTTCTTGCATGAATGATGCAGGTCTAAACACTTGAGATGGTGTTTGAATTTGCCATGAGTTAGCAAATCGACCTGTCCATACTGGACCTAAATCTTGTAAATCATTAACAACTTTTACTGCTGCTCTTGTTGGACCTATAAATGCAATAGAAGCAGCCACTCTGTCTAAATCTTTAATTAATTTCCCTAATTCATTAAGAGCTTTTGCCATTATTGTGGCCTCACGATCAATGTATGAAATATAGGTTTATCTCCTCTCGCTGTCTTAATACTAATAATTTTTCCTTCTCTAGTAGCTCCTGCTTGTGGATATTGAATACGATCTGCTTCCGTAGGATAATAATCTCCTAATTCTGCTGATCCGATAACCATTTTTACATCTGTTGTTTGGTATAAACCTTCATCTTCATTAGAATCAAGCGTCGTAATGACTCCTTTGACCGTTACATTTGTATCTGAACCAGTAACAGCTCCTGTTGTGGGGTTATAAGTCTTTGGTGTGGTGGACTTGATAAAAGTAAAGTCCTGCCCCCATGTATTTAAAATACTTGCTGGGACTGATCCAAAAACATCATCAATTTTTGCCATAATTAACCTCTTACCACCCGAACTTGATAGCCGCCAGCTCCACCAAGACAATAAGCACCAAGATAGGACTGAAGCCAAGGATAAACGTCAAAAACATTGTTCACGTTGCCAGTGGCAAGACTAGCTTCGTTGTATTTAACCTTTAAATCACCCATTTCGACTTCTTTTGCAACACCTTCTGTTCCTGTATTTCCTGTCATTGCATCTGTGTCATTAGCTAACGCTCTTGCTAATTCATACTGTGCATACTTGATTTTATTAGGAATTGAACTGCAATCAAGTTCAACATCATCAACTTGAAAGTTATTTCTAGGCCATTTTAATGCTTGTGCTTCGTCACATCTATCACCATAAAAATTAAGACTATCAATCCAACGACATGCAGAAATTAATGCCCGATTTTTTTGATCATCTGTTTTATTTGTCCACGTTGAATCATCAGGAGAAGTTTCAAAATAACTATTGGCCTCTGCCAATGTCACATAGCTATTGGAGCTTTCTCCTTTCAAAGTGGCGTGAATAGTTGCTGCCACGCTTATCTCGCAAACATTGCTCTTATTGTAGCGTCATAAAAAAGCCCCACCCGAAAGTGAGGCTCTTTTATTATTGAAACTCCTTTAAAACCGTCATCCCACAGAAAATTCCGTTAGTTAAATTTTCGGGTTGAAAGATGCTCGCGTAAACATCTTCGAGTCATTTAAGCTCATCCTAAAAGAGTTCAATAGCCACTATAAATCAAAGTGTTGATGTGTCTAGTGGTGTGTTAACTGTTAACTGAACCATAGGAATTAGGTCTGCATCGTAAGTTGCAGTCCAGTTGTCCTTATTACCAAGAACACTATTGGTTGGGTTATC